TATTCTCTAATAATAAACTAGGACATCCATTTACAACACCATCAATTAAAGGATAGTTTAGTCTTGGCACATTTGCAGCAACAGTTGTTATTAATCCGTTTTTTGCTATTCTTGTGGCGCTACTTGATCGTGAAAAGTCAAAATCCCCATCGCCATCAGTAGGAAATATAGAATAAACTTTTTGTGATTTGTAACCGGTTGGTATAAGTAAAAGACTTGCTTGATCCGCTAACGACATATTTTTGTAATTTAAAAACAAAAATACAAAAATTAAAACACTTTAGTTGTTAGTTGTTTTTTCTAACCGCAGAGCCAAAGAAATAACCGAAAATTGATAATACAATTCCTTCACAAATTCCAATCAAATGAATCCAAACTTCTTTGTTAGATTCCGGGATTTGTAAATAAACAATCGCATAAATAATAAAAGCAAAAGCGCCTAAACCAATAACACCGGTCAAATTGAACATAAAATCAAATCCTCCTGACTTGGCCTTTTCAACCTCTCTTTTTCTAGCCGAATCTCTGTCTGCAACTTCTAACCCATATAACTCAATCAGTTCATTGTGCAACTGTATCTTGTCTTGACTTGTCAATTCAGGCTCGTTATCAATTAAATTTTTGACAACTCCTAAAACTCCCTTTTGTGGAAGTATATCGCCAACAAAACCCGGTATTTTTTTTAATATAAATTGACCTACTTTAGTGTCTTTAAATTTTTTCTTTGCCATTACTCAATATATTTATATTCTTCAAACGCATTAAAACTTGGACAAGCCTTTTCGCTAAAATCTCTATGGCCATAAATAACCGATTTAGAATGCAATTTTTTTAGTGTTTTTAGCAAGATTAAAAGACTTTCTTTTTGTTGTGGCGTTCTAGTGTCTTTAGGATCTAAACATTCGTCTAAACCTCCAATATAGCAAACGCCTATCGACATTTTATTTTGACCTCTTGAATGTGCGCCAATTTTATCAATGTTTCTACCATAGGAAATTGAGCCGTCTAAATGGACAATATAATGATAACCAATATCGGAAAAACCTCTTTCTAAATGCCAACTTTTTATCTCATCGGCGCTTGTTTTTCTACCTTCCGGAGTTGCGCTACAATGGATGATGATTTTGTTTATTTGTCGCATTGTTTTGCTTTAGAAATGAGATATAAGCGTAATTAAAAAGTTCTCAACTGTTGCCGTTGCTCCTGATTTATCAACTCTAACTTGAATTTTACAACCACTTGTTAAAATATCTGTATGCGTAAATAATTGGGTAGTTCTTGAATACCTTACTAAATCATTATTGTTTGCAATATTATCGTGCATAAATTCAACAGTTTTTCCGGTATCAGGAAAATATAAACGTGCGTCAAGTCTTGTATTTGATGCTCCGGCAGTTATATCGAAATCGTTTCTAACAATCATAACTCTACCGGCTCCAACTTCAGAAAAATCTAAAGAGTTAGAGGCTGAGTTCCACAAGTCGCCAGTTACAAAGCTAGGCTTATAAGTTGTAATTGTACCGCTACCGGCCTTGTCATTTGTTAAATCTGTCCAAACATTTGCAGTTAGATTTATTGGAGTTGTCGTTGTTGCAGAATCTTCATAATCAACCCAACCCCCAATTGATTCATATAATGCGTTTACTGAATCTTTTATTTCGTTCATATCGGCAGCAATGACTTTATTGATTCTCGGTAAATCCGAAGTTACATTGTCAAATTTTGCTGAAAAAGTTATTTTAGCCATTTTTTTATTATTTTATTGGTTGTATAATATATCGGTTTCAATGCACTCAATAGATTCATATTGTCCTCCATCTGCTATAATTCTATCTGTATATTGATTTCTGTACTCTAGTTGCAACTCGCTTTGTAGAGGATCAGTATATGAAACAATTACTGGAGTTACTTGTTGAATCTTATTTGATAGTTCAATTATTCCTCTAAAATAAGTTGAATCTGATAAATCATCTTCTAAATAAGTTACGCCATTGTTTTCACTTGTGTAAACATTAAATCCGTTTGGCAATAAATCAATATAGTTTGCTGACCTAGTTCTGAGTTTTTGTAAGCATTGCGATACCATTAAATTAGTATCTAATTGTCCGCCATCATCTGAATAAAATTTTGAAATACATTCAATTCGTGTAATTGTTTCGGTTATAAACGATTGTTGATTTTGGTTTGTTTCGTCTGTTGAAACTGAATAAACTCTAATTAATGGGTAGGTTGCGTCTGTTGGAATACGATTGTAAACCGGTACGGCTACATTGTTAATTAAAACATTGCCGTTTAATTTTGCAATAATTGATTTTCTTACATAATGAATCGCCTCTAACATCTTATTTTATTGCTTTTTTAATTTCGCCATTTAAACGAGTTAATAATTTTTTTAATCCTATTCTAGCAGAGCCAAAGAAAAACGGCTGAGGTTTCATATAACCTGGCTTTGAGCCTTTAAACTGTGCCGCATAACTCTTTGGTATTCCTAGTTCTAGCATATCGTCAAAAGTTACAAAAGCACCCGTTCCAAATTCTACATAAGGTGCATATTTTGCTCCGGCTATAACCTCAACAGTTTTGCCTTGTTTTTCATACCTTATTGACTGCCTTAGTGTACCTTTATCAACCGGCGCAGCTCTTTTTGCAATTCTTGAAATATCGGCACCAGTCTTTCCAAGTTCATTTGAAAGAGTTGTTTTATCAAATGTTCTTAAATTGTCTAACTTTTTTTTAAGTTGAGCTAAATCTGATTGGTCGATTTTAATATTCATTCTATTCAGATTTTGTTGCTATTAGTTTAGTATAAAAATCTAAATCAAACTCATACTTTTCATTTATACGATAATTCTTTGTACCGCCCTCTAATGTAAATATATCCCCTAACTGAATTAAATCTGCGGTGTTTTTACGCATCATTATTTCAATCTGAACATCTTGCGTTCTTTTACCTAGTTTGTCGCTTATATCTCCGCTAATTTGCTTTAAATTGCACCATACAGTCGCAACTTCTGACAAAGTAGAATTATAACCGCCAAATTCATCAGGCGACTTAACCAATCTCTTTATTATTATTTTAGAATCTAGTTTTCCGGCGTCCATTAAATAAACATAGTTTTATAAGACGTCAAAATTTGTCTTGTTGATGTTGGTATTTCTGCGACATCGTTTTGCTCAGTTGTAAAATCCGCTCTATTGTCGTAATAAGTCGATATAAGTTGCAACATCGCTTGTTTTACTAAAGAATCATTTATTCCTATTGTTATGTATGTAACTTTTACTTTTTCAGCAGAGCCACCATCTAGTTCAATCGTTTCATTATCTAAACCAAGTATTTCATAATCAGTTGTATCCGTTCCGTCAATAGTTATTTCTGATATACTAGCAATAGGCCCAAAAGGTAAATCAAACAAACCATTTGTTGTATCTAAATAGTAAGTTCTATTTTTTGGAACAATATCTCTAGAAATATAATTTTCGCACCATATTCTAGCTTGGGAAATCATTGCGGTAATTAAATTATCATCTGCACTTGTATCAATACGAACGTAGTCTTTAACATTTTGCGCCGTTAATATTTCATTCCCGGTAGTTGCGTTTATTTTAATTTGCCTCATCTGATTTGATTTCTTTATATTCAACTTTTAGTTCTTTTGTTTCAAACTTTTGCTTTTCTTTCTTTTTAGATATTTTTGATCCTAAACCTTTTTTAATCCAGTTATCAGCAGTATTTGCGTCTAATTCTATAACATCGCCCTCATTGTAACGCTTGTCTCCTTTTAAAATAGATTGTTTGATTTTTAGTTTCATATTATAAATATTTTTGTAAAGATAAAAAAAAAGCGTCACATTAGTTTGCGACGCCTTTTCGTTGGAAAACAAAATTGAAAACATTTAAAGTTCTGCAAAGTTATTAAAAAATTTTAAATATTTAGGCGATGTTAATTCAAATGATTTTTGTTTGCCGTCATTTTTCAAAATAAAGAATCCGTCTTTGTCTCTGTAATAAATAGCAAAAAAATCTACGTCTTTTTTACTGTATGAGTTTTTCTTTGTATCTCTTAAAAAAACTCTTGTTCTGTTTTTATGATTGTGAACTGATTTAATTTGTACTTTAAACAATCCTTTAGGAGTTTCAATTATGCAGTCATATCTTGAGGTATGCAGTAAAGGAAAAGAAACATAAAAGCCTTGTTCCATTGCGGTAGTTGCAAACTTATATTCAGCTAAACATCCAATTTGACTGCTATCCATATCTGTAAAGATAACAAAATAAAAAAACCCACGTTTTAACGTAGGTTAGTAGTCATTAGAAAGCATTTATACGCTATCTATTAGATGCGTTTAAGCAACTAAAACAACAATAATGTTTGCCTAAGGAAACATCAACTCCGCACTCCATACATTCGCTCCTTTCCTCTAAAGAATCTAAATGCTCGTTTAATTCGTGATCAACTATACACATAACTTCTTTTTTTCTAGGTAATTAATTTCTCTTTCTAAACAAGTAATCGCCTTTTCTAAATCCTCAATCTCTGTGTCTTGTTTTTTTACTCCCGCCCTTACAATGTATTTAACGGCGTTTCCTCTAGCAAAGGATAGGTTGTAATCGTTTGCTATATCTATGACGTCATAGTTTGCGCCATTGTCGTAGTGTTTTGGTTTGCTCATTATACGTTAAAAATTAATCCGGTTAATAATCTGACGATGAAATAGCTAGGCGCTAAAATTAATACTAATGTTTGAAGTTTTTTCATTTTGTTTGTTTTTAAATTTACCGCTAATATAAAAAAATATCTTTAATTAAAAAAATATTTTTAGTTTTTAACGCATAAAAAAAGACCTAGAAATTAATCTAGGCCTTTCAAAATAAATTATTTTAGTTATTATGGAGTTTCTAATGCTGCGATTGCAGTTGAGAAAGTTCCATTTACAAACGCATTTGGTAAGTAGTTTGTTAAAGCAACTCTTTCGCTTACTCTAACAGTTACAAATCCATCTCTTACGTTAGTTCCATCCTCTCTAAAGAACTCAACATTTACCCCTTGTCTAACCCATAACTGAGTACCAATACCGAAGTTTCCGATTAAGAAAGTTCCCGCAGTGATAGCAGTATTTTGAATTACTTTCACTCCTGAAAAAGAAGGTTGTAATCCGTTATAAACTTGGTCTTTCAAGTATTTGTTAGTAGAATCTTTTAACAATA